AGGACAAGAGAGAAGCGCTCAGGTCTTTAAAGACTTGAACCTTAATCTTGTGCGCCATCCACTTACTGGTGACATTGGTAAACTAACTGATGCCGAAGCAGTAAAACGTAGTATTAGAAATCTGGTGAATACCAATTTTTATGAGCGTCCCTTCCATCCAGAGATTGGTTCTGATGTTCGTGCGGTTCTATTTGAACCAGTGAGTCCAGTTGTAGCAGCTTCACTTAAACGTTATATTGAAGATGTTATCTACAACTTTGAACCTCGTGCTGAACTGGCGGTAGTAAATGCGCTTCCAGATTTGGACAATAACAGATATCTTGTTACCATTGAGTTCTATCTTGTAAACTCGACTAGTGGTATCCAAGGCGTAGAATTATTTTTAGAGAGACTAAGATAAATGGCAACAAATAAAAATCTACAAGTCACTGAGTTAGACTTTGATGATATCAAAACTAATCTCAAAACATATTTAAAAGGACAAGAAGAGTTCTCAGATTATAACTTTGAGGGTTCTGGTTTATCAGTTCTTATTGATGCACTTGCATACAATACACATTACCTTGCAATGAATGCCAACTTTGCAATTAATGAAACTTTCTTAGACTCTGCTATTTTGCGTTCTTCTGTTGTCTCTCGTGCAAAAGAGTTGGGTTACACTCCTCGTTCTGCTCGTGCCCCAATGGCACTTGTTGAGATTGCGGTAGTTGCTCCTAATAGAGCAAACCTTACTTTGGAAAAGGGAACTAAGTTTACAACGTCTGCTAATGGTAAGTCCTATGGGTTTATCGTAAATGAATCTATTACAACTTCACAGAGAAATGGTTTCCTACGTTTTGTGAATGTTCCAATCTATGAAGGAACTCTTGTCACAACAAAGTATACTGTTGATTATAATAATCCAGATAAAAGATATTTGTTGACAAGTGACAGAGCAGATACTACAACACTAAAGGTTACGGTTCAGAATTCTGCAGCCGATACTACTACAGAAGTTTATAGTCTTGCAACAGAAATTACAGATGTTGGAGAAACATCTACGGTATACTTCTTGCAAGAGTCTGATGAAGGTAAGTTTGAAATTTACTTTGGTGATGGTGTTGTTGGTAAGAAACTAGAAGACGGTAACATTGTTGTAATGGAATATATCATTACAAACAAAGCAGAGGCCAATGGTGCAACAGTATTCTCTTCAACTTCAGTTGGTGGTGAGAACAATGTTACTATCTCTACACTACAACAAGCAACAGGTGGTGCAGAACCAGAAACCATTCAGTCAATTAAGTATTATGCTCCACTGAATTACTCAGCACAAAATCGTGCAGTAACAGCATACGACTACAAAGCAATCCTACCTCGTATCTATCCTAACATTGATTCAATTCAAGTGTGGGGTGGTGAGGATAATGATCCTCCAGTTTATGGTAACGTTTATATTTCTATTCTTCCTCTGAGCGGTTCTGTATTAACAGAGGCACAAAAAGAAAACATTGTGTCTCAGTTGAAGAGTTATAATATTGCATCTGTTAGACCAGAGATTGTCGACCCAGAGATTCTTTATATTGCCTTGGGAACAACTTTTAGATATAATCCTAACAGAACAACTAAGAGTGCTGATGACTTGGCAACTGCGGTTTATAATACAATTGAGAATTACAGTGATACAAGTCTTGTTAAGTTTGATCAGATGTTTAGATTCTCAGAAATGTCTCGTTTGATTGATAACACTGATGATTCAATTCTATCTAACATTACAAATATTCGTGTGTATAAAAAGATTTATGCACAACTAAATGCAAGCAGACAATACATTCTAAAATTCTACAATTCAATTTATGCTCCTCATAAGGGGGAGCCTCCAGTTATTACATCTACTGGTTTCACTGTTGTCGGTGATACTGCAACTCAGTATATTGACGATGATTCCAATACTGGTGCAGTCAGAACATACAAGGTTGTTGCGACACAAAGGGTTTATACAAACTTGAATGCCGGAACAATTGATTATACAACTGGAACAATTATTCTAAACAATCTTAATATCAACTCTACATCAAACGGAGATGGAACAGTTGATGTTTATGTCATTCCATCATCTAACGATGTGATTCCAGTAAGAAACCAATTGATTCAAATTGATATGCAGAATACTGCTGTTGAAGCACAAACGGATAACTTTGGAACAACTGCTTCGCCCGGCTCTCACTCAATCGTTGGTTCGTTTGGTGGAAGCACTGGTGGTGCCGCAGCCTCTTCAGTGAGTGTAAGTTCTTCATCATCTAGTTCTTCAAGTAGTTCTTCAAGTAGTTCAAGCAGTTCTTCATACGGATCATAATAGGCAGTAACTAAATGACTGATAGTTCATCAAAGTTAAAGAACAAGGTATCCCCACACATTGATAGGCAACTTCCTGGCTTTGTCAGAGAAGATCACCCTCTCTTTGTAACGTTCTTAAAACATTATTACCAGTTCCTTGAGTCTGGTGAATTGTCTCTGGGCGGTTCTAACGATTTCTTAATTCAAGAAACGAACACAGTAAATTATATTCTTAATGAAAATGAAGACTTTGTTGTTATGGAGTCTTCAACAGGAAAGTTCGAACTCGGCGAAACTATTCGTGGCGAACAGTCTGGGCATACTGCAAAGATTCTCGTAGATGACTATGATGGGACTAAGAGACTATTCATAACATCACAAAATAAATTCATTGTTGGAGAAAACATTGTAGGACAAACTTCTGGTGCTAAGGCTCCAGTGGTATCTTATCGTGGAAATCCAATTCAAAACATTCAGCAACTTCTTTCATATGCTGATGTTGATAATACTCTATTCTCATTCCTTGACAAGTTTCAACAATCTATTCTGGAATCTCTCCCTCAGACTATTGCAGATGATATTTCAAAAAGAAATCTTGTTAAAAATATTAAAGACTTGTATGAAGCAAAGGGAACAGAAGAAGGACACAAACTATTCTTCCGAATTCTATTCGATGAAGAGTCTTCACTTATCTATCCTAGAGAAAATGTTCTAAGGGTTTCTAACGGACAATGGTCTGATGACTTTATTATGCGTGTGGTTGAGGTTGGAACATCTAACTTCTCTGAACTTGTTGGTAGAAGAATTACTGGTGCAGATTCAGAAGCATCAGCGGTTGTTCAGACAGTTATTAAGTATAAGTCTGGTTCGACTCTTGTTGCAGAACTTAACCTAGACAGATCAACTATTACTGGTGACTTTATTATTAATGAAGTTGTGAGTGGTGTTTCTAATGTTCTTGACCAAACTATTACTGCAACGGTTTCTGGTATTGTTGACCAAGTTGAGATTGTTAATGGTGGTAGTTATTATAATGCTGGTGACACTGTTACATTTGAGAACTTAGGAACAGTTGGTGTTCGTGGACAAGTTGCAACAGTTGGTGCTGGTAGTATTGATTATATTACTTGTTGTGCTGGAGGCACTGGCTACACCTATGATGATGTTGTAGTTGTCGATAATTCAAATACAGAAGGTTCTGGATTATCAGCAAAGATTGCTATCCTTGGTGGTTCTTTTGAACTTGAGAATGCAACAGACCCAGATAATTTTCATTTGGAAACAGATGATGAAACCCATATTGTTTTAGAACATGCTGATAACATTCTAAATGAAGATGGTGATTACATTCTCTTTGAGGATGGGTTTAAACAAATTCGTGAAGAGACTGCTCCTTACTATATGCAACAAGAAGAACAAGTTGGTAAGAATGACAGACTTGTTTTTGAAGATGGTGGACAGATTATTATTGAAGAAGAAACCTTCAATGATTTGGGTGTTCCTTCTGAGGCTGGGGCAATCACAAAGATTAATGTTCTTGATCCAGGCAACGGCTATATTAAACTACCTAGAATTACTATTCAAACCTCAACTGGTTCTGGCGCATTAAACTATGCAGTATCTTATAGTGGTGTTGGTAGAGTTCTTTCTGTTAATATTACAAACCTCGGACTTTCTTATACCGCAGCCCCAGAAGTTT